ATGGACAAGCAGATCGATTGGGAAATTGAGCAGAGATCAGAATGATTGAGATAACCGTCCCCTATCCGCCAAAAGAGCTAAACCCGAACACCAAGCTGCATTGGGCAGCAAAGATGGGATATATCAAGATGTATCGCGGCACCTGTAAGGCCATAGCAGGCGAATCTAGCCACGTTATCCCTGATGGCGACCTCGTGCTAGACCTTGAGTTCTTTCCGCCTGACAATCGACGCAGAGACGACGACAACATGATCTCCAGTTTCAAGGCTGGCCGCGATGGGATTGCCGAAGCGCTGGAGCTTGACGACGTTCGGTTTCAGCTTCGTGTGCGCACTCGTGACAAATTCCCAGGCGGAAAGGTCGTGGTGAAAATCTACGAAGACGTGGATTAAGTGCTTGACGCCAACCCAGCAGCACCGTAAATTGTTTTCACATTCAGAGGGAGTACAAAAATGATTGAGTGGAATGGAGTATGGCCGCCAGCAATTGGATCGGTAATCGAGATTAGCTCTCAAGGTGCTGACTGGGGAGTTGCAACGGTTCAATGGACTGCTGACAACGTGATCGTGTGGCGCTGGGATGGTCAGGCTAAAGGTCAGGCGTGCGCTTGCTACAAGCACGAAGTAGAGCTGCGACCCATCCACACCGAAGAGCGGCAGAGGGTCATTGCTGATATGACTGAGATAGCTGGCGGAACGTACGCGTCTAGAGACGCAATCGTTCAGCGACTTTACGACGCCGGCTACCGAAAGTAAGTGTTTTCCAGAGAACAGTTAAATTGAGAGTTTGGAGGGGTGTGATGGATAGCGACAAGAAGCTGATTGAGTTAGCAGCAAAGGCAGTCGGGATTGAACATCCAGGCGGCGAGCATTGCGTTAACGGTCCTGGCGTGTGGGATTGCAAAAAGATGTGCTGGTGGAAGCCTTTAACCGATGATGGTGATGCTTTCCGGTTGATGATTTCTGCCAATCTTGAAGTGGAGCGCTGCAAAGACGGAAGCCGTGTTTACGTTAATGAATATGGCGATGCTCCATACATGCTTGAATCTGGCTATGAGCAAGATATTTTTGCAGCGACTCGCCGGGCTATTGTCATGGCTGCTGCTGATATTGGCCGAGGCATGAAATGACCCTAACCGACCTACTCCCCCTCCTAATCGCCATCTACGAAAAACACGGCGACCTACCACTCGCTACAGGCTTCGACGACCATAAGCCTATTGTGGGGGCGCTGGTGTCGGAGTTTGAAGCTACGTCGGAGCTAGGCAAGAAGGGTGAATTGTTTGTGGATTTTTACTGAGTGATTAGAAATGACTGAGAATAGAGAAGGCATGAAATACTGGGACAAGATCTGTTCGCTTCGGCACTACGGGTTTATCCATTCATCAGACAATAGCCGCGTGCTTAAGGCTGAAGGCATAGGAAACTGGATTGACAAGTACGAGGCGCAAGAGATTGTGTCCGAGGCCGAGCAGGAAGTTAACGACCTTCGACGATCTAACTCATACCTAATATCCGCCCTAATCGCCATAACCAACTCCGGCCCCGACGCAATACCGATCAAGGAGGCGTTTGAGATGGCGCATAGGGCGATTGAGCGGGCTACTGGAGGAAAGGTATGAGTCAGTATACGAAAGGGCCGTGGGATTACGCCACGCGTACAGAGAATGACATCCTGATCAGCGTAAGGATTAATGACGCTAGCCATGCGACCGTCTGCACTGTTCACGGATCGACTAGCCCGCTTAATGATCAGTACGTTGGCGCTTCTAAGCTTACGGCTAACGTCAAACTGATTTGCGCCGCGCCTGATCTGCTTGAGGCGCTTATCGCAATGAACGCGCAACTTGAGGCAGATGGATACATGGGAACGACTTATGGACCACTTAGAATGGCTGCTACAAAAGCAATCGCCAAAGCTATGGCGCCTAAATCCTGACCAAATCGTCGCCTTTTGTAATACTATAACAATTGGAGGAAGCATGAACGACATTCGCGCAAAGTTTGAAGAGATTTGGCCGGTGCCTGAGGGTGTGTATTGGATGCCGCTATCTCGCAATGGTGGTGAGTACATGGCTGATCCGAGCCTATCCAAAGATAATCGAGAAGAGGCGCAATTTGCCGCTGAGGAATGGGACGCCCGCCTCGACACCTTCACCCGCTGCCAGGAGACGACTGATCTCTATGTTGGCCTGATTGAAGAAATGATTGCGGATCTGATGATTACGCACGATACTGGATTCAGCGCTTCTGATTGGGTCAATCGCGCAAACAAGGCAATGGGGAAATTGAAATGAGCAGGCCGCAAAGGACATACCTGATCGCATATCACATCGATAACAAGTTCGGCCGATTCTTCAATGATCGCCCTGATGACAGGGCGCCTAATCGATCAGAGATCGAGGCTATGGAACTTAAGCTTCAGGAAATGCATAGCTCCACGTTCTGCGTTATCACTCACGTTAGCCGGATTGAACCTGAAGACGAGGCGCGCCCATGAACGCACTACCCGGACAGTTGGAATTGGCGACCGTGATTGATCATCGAGAGCGTTTCCAGGCCGATACACAATGCCATGTAGAAGACACCCACAAACCAGCCGGTGTGCGCCTGGCTAAGATGCTAGGTCAGTACGACGACTCGCCTTCATCGCAATTGTGGAGTGATATCAAAAGGTTAGCGCGGGAGATCTTGAAATGATCAGGATGAACGCCTATAGACACACCTTCGTAGCTATATGCCCATCCGACGGCGAGCAGATTGTTTACAGCCTTAAGATTAAAACTCAAGAAACGATCATGGTTGAGCACATCAAAACAGCCACGGCGCTGATCAAAAAAGGCATACAAGAGCAGATCGCTGATGATTTATTTCTTCGGTTTGGTGGTTCGCAGAAACTGACAGGCACTCATCAAGGAGTACTAATAATCTCTCGTAGGGCTGAGAAGGCAAAAAAAGAGATTTCCCCTGCGCTTTCTTCCTGCTATTGTGATTTGGTACATACAACGTGCTCACACTGCAAGGGATGAAAAATGAGATCGCCGAAGACTTTCTCGGTCAAGGAAATATTTTATACAGTTCAAGGCGAGGGCTTCCATATTGGACGCCCTGCTGTTTTTGTGCGGTTCTCTGGCTGCAACATGTGGTCTGGTCGTCAAGAGGATAAGGCTAAGTCAGCCTGCCCATTCTGCGACACGGACTTTGTTGGTGGAGAGAGATACACTGAGGCCTCTTTGGTCTCAGCAATCTTGAAAGCGTGGATTAACCATTCTGAAAGACCATTCGTCGTGCTGACCGGAGGGGAGCCAGCTCTACAAATCACCGAGTCTTTGGTTGATTTGCTTATCGACTATGGCGTTGAGATCGCCGTGGAAACGAACGGGAGTATTGCTCTTGCGGGTGCCGATAAGTGCTGGGTAACGCTTAGTCCTAAGCGACTGCCGCTTTCTCTAGAGAAAGCTGACGAGGTGAAGCTTCTGTTTCCTCTATCAGGCATCGAACCTAAGGACGTTCAGGATATTCCCGCGCAAAGGTATTCATTGCAGCCAATAGACGGCCCTGATATCCAAGAGAATACGCTAGCCGCTATTGAGTACACCATGCTAAACCCAAGATGGCGCAACTCGATCCAGGCTCATAAGGTATTGGGTGTCAGATGATCCATTACCATGGAACACCGATAAGTGGCGACGGTCTTGAGGCGGCCAAGTTCCTTGCCGGGAGACACGCCTTGGTCTCATTCGCTTATCAGCAAAGCATGCCGATAGTCGCCGATGTGTGCCAATCGTTCGTCTTGGATAATGGTGCATTCTCATCATGGACAAAGGGGTTCAAGCTTGATGTAAAGGGCTACCTATACTGGGTTGAGAAATGGCATAGGCATCCAGGGTTTGATTGGGCGCTTATACCTGATGTGATCGACGGTGACGAGGATGATAATGACGAACTGATAGAGAAGTGGCCGAAATCAATGAGAGGCGCTCCTGTGTGGCACCTTCATGAGTCTATAGAGCGGTTGCGCAGACTTGCAGAAGAATGGACTGTTGTAGCTATCGGAAGCTCTGGTCAATGGAAGTCACCAGGTACAGATGCGTGGTGGAAAAGGATGTCTATTGCAATGGATTCAGTTTGCGACAAACAAGGAAGGCCAATGTGCAGACTTCACGGGCTTCGCATGCTAGACCCGAGGATATTCAGCGCTCTTCCGCTGTCTAGCGCTGATTCTACAAACGCAGGAGTTAACGCAGGAAGCATCGCAAGATTTGGATCTTATCCGCCACCGACTGCTGGTCAGCGAGCTGAGGTGATAGCTAGCAGGATAGAGAGCCATAACAGTTCGGCGTTATGGGTAAAAAGCGATCAGGTTGAGATGTCGTTTTAAGGCAAAAAAATAACCCTTGCAAAACCACCAAAAGGCTCCTAATGTGAGCCTTTCTTTTTGGATTATTTTTGGAGGGGTGTATGAGTGATTTCAGCGAGCTTCTTGCTACAGCTAAGGCGAGATCAGATGCAGGCTGGCGAACAATGGATGGCATGTCAATCAAGATCCTGATGGAGATCCTGGCCGAGAACGAATCTCTGCGCGCAGCATTGAAGGACGCTGAATACCGAGCCGATCAAGGAAAGGTATGGAATGGCATGGGCTGGACGTATACAGGTCTTAGCGCACACGGACAGCAGAAGGTTCTAGACATCCTTCACGCCGCTATCAGTTCTCCGGAGAACCCTTAATGCCAGCGCTGAGCATCCTAGGGCTCACTCTGGAGGCTGATATCCACTACGCCCACACAACCCC